CCAATTTTAGATCAATGTTATCATCAGCTACAGCAACCAAAGGCTGGAATGCTGCTGCGTTTTGAGCAATAGTTCCAGCAGCAGTGCTGTCCGAACCATCCATCCCATCAACGAAACAGTCTGCATCAACTCCTGTACCAAGATCAAAAGTTGTAGTGCCGCCTGAAGTAACGGTATCAACTTCGATACCAGCGTTTAAAATCATCATACCTTTTGGTACAGCGATTACTGGAATTACATCACCAGCAGCTAGGGCAGAACCCTTGTCTGATAGTGCTGTTGCTAAATCTACTATGGTCTGAACCAAGTAGGGTTTACGGCCACGGGAAGACGATCCCCGTGCAGCCGCTAAAGTGTTATCACCAAGTGCCATGTTTTAGTTCTCCCTTACGCAGCGTTATATTTTGCAGTTACAATTGCTTCAGGACGAAGAATCTTCGAACCATAGATTTGCATCCCACGGACGATATCCGCGAATGAATCTGGATCACGATAAGTTTCCGTTTTGTTGATCTGCTCCGCAGTAGCAACTGCTGAGTCATGACCAGCGACCAGCACTCCAAAATCAGTATTGCTATTGGCTGTGCCAGATTTTCCGCTTCCTTCGCCTACCGCTGGAAGATTCGATGAAGTATATACACGGAAGCCGTGGAAGTTCTTCAAGACCAAACCGTTACGCAGTCCACCTGATTCACCAAAATCAGCGTTCATGAAGCGTGAATCTTCATCTGCTAATAGTTCCATGAATACTGGATCGACACACAACCAACGACCCTGTGTATCAACCTGCTGTTGATCTAGTAGACGTTTCATACGAGCGACAACCATTGCTGGTGAAGCTGTAGCTGTTGGTAGTGCAGTTGCACCTGGTAAACGTGCTGCTAGTGGGATCGAATGATCGCCAGCAGAAGACGTTGTTATGTTACCAAACGAACCTTTGTTAAGTTTCATAGATGTCAACAATTCATCAGTTCCAGCAGTTGTAACTGCCTTATCACCGCGTGATGTAGTATTAACTGCATCTGCTGATGAATGGATAGTTGATTGTTTATACCCTGCTAAATAACCTAATACATCTTGGTCAAACTGGTCAGCTAAACGATAAGCTGCCCGATCTACTGCAAGTTGCATAAAGTTTACATGACTATGAGCTTCCTCAATATCGTCAATTTTAAAAGCAAAGTAATTTGCCTTATCAACAACTAATGAAAAGTCTTCATCATCAAGGTCTTGTGGATTAATCACAGTACCACGAGCATATGAGGATACTGAAATTTCAGGCTCCTTAATAATTCTCACTGTGTCACCTTGCGTAGCCAACTCGCCAAAATATTCGTTGTTAGTTATATCACCTACAACAGTTGCCTTGCGAAAAGCACTTTGCGTTTTCTTCGAGTAAATAATTGAGCTGAAATTTCCGTTAGGAAGATTTCCATGCCCTGGTGCGGATTGAAATGCCATTATGTATATCCTTGAATGAAATGGCTGTAAATTCACTTCCAAGATCAACTCACACTTTGAGAGATGGCCGTAGCTGTACGGCACTCTAGTAATTGGGTTTTAAAGTGATTTGTTAATGCTGAAAGCAGCTAAATCAGACAATTAAACAACAGTGTCAGGTTATTTAGAGTAGCGCCGAAGCGGTTCCAAACTCACTGGTAGACTTTGTAGTATTATCTGGTTGGGGTGAGTTAGGGTATACTTCTAAAAGTGTCCTAGAACTCTATTGTTCATTGCATACATTATAACACAATGGACTAATTAGTGCAACAGTAGATTGCTTAGTTAGATGCTAACGCGCACCACCTGAAACATCATATCCGAATGTTCCTGCTTTGATAGAAGCATTAATAGCTTCTTCATTTTCTTCAAACTCTTGGGCTGACATATTGGCAATCCTAGTTTCAGTAAATGCCATTTTACTTGTAGCCGCCGGAGATGAGGAATTTGTACGACCAACAGCTTGTGCGGCTGAATGATCTACTGTCATTTTTCCTTTATCGGATTTATATAAATCTATGGTACGTGCCGCCCATTGTGCGTCTGTATCATTTTTATAGACACTATCTTGCATAGCAGATGGTTGCTTTGATACCCAGTTATGGAATTTTTTGTCTTGTCGAATTGTAGCAAAGTCAGGGTGATATTCCATCAACTGCTGTTCAGCACTTTGGCGTTTTAAGCTTTTCTCAAACTGCTCAACCTGCTCCAAGCGTTTTTCACCTTCAGCCAATGCTTCATTTGCCCGTTTACGTGCTATAGTATCAACAATCTTAGCCACATCAGGATATTTACTTGACCAAGCTTCAACTTCTTCGTCCGTCTTTGGAAACTTAATCTGCTTACGTGTTGCATCATGTAGTTGTCTTTTTACTTGCTGAAGCTCTTCATCCTTTTGATTGCGAACTGTTTGAATATGCCTTTGAATATCCTGATATCTTTTTTTGTAGGATTCTTCCTCAGCATCTAATTCTGGTTGTGCATTTACTTGCGCCATTTCCTCCGAATAAGATAAATCGTTATCTTCTTCTGGTACACGGCTATTTTTTACGTTATTCATTTATACCTCATTTGGGTCCAATATATTGGGTGTCCAAGTTAAACCATGAATGCATACTTCTTATCTTGCATGATTCCTGGAAGTGATAATGTCTCTGGCTTGATTTCTTCAATCTCTTCAGAGTCATCTAATTTGTCGTCCACCTTTGTAGTGGCGACTTCTACGTCGATTTCTTTATCGACCTCTTCTTCCTCAACCTCTTCAGTATCGGAATCCTCAACATGCTGAATAAGTCCATCCATCTTCATAGACATCAATCCCATTTCAGCTTCTGCTTGCATCATCTGAATATGCTTTAAGCCGTGCCACTTAACTACGTGTGCAGGAATTACATATTCATCAGTGCTAATCTTTGCATCAATGTCATCACGAACATTTTCTGCGCTAGCTCCTAAAGGAATAGGATTACCTGAGACATCATCATACCCCATGATACCTCCACCCATTCCACATGAGCCATCACACTCACCTTCACAGCCACAAGCCATGCCGCCATGAGACATCTTCAGCCTTTTAGCCATACCGCCACCATACATCTCTACTAGCTCATCGTCTTTGATCGCCCGTTGTATGGCTTCGCCTGTAGCTTCCTCATATTTACTTAATTCGCCGTCACCATCTTTGTCGGCTTTTTTACGATCTAATTGAAATTTCTTATTAGCCATGTCTCTTCCTTCAGGTGTGGTAATGCCTCTGGTTGCAGTCGCTAGACCGCCTAACCCAAAGCTTTGATTTGTTTTACTAGCAAGTTCTTCCCTAGCCTCTTGCGGCGTAGTAGTAGGATCGAAATTCATATGATAAATATCATCTTTTTTCTGTAACAAGGCCCTACCTTCATCCGTAGGTTCAGCACTATCCCATGCCACTCCACTGTTTATGGCATTTTCAATTGCAGTTTCAGTATCTACAACTTGACCATCCCATAAAGTTGGTATTAGGACTTCTCTGCCATCTATCTCAACAATTGCAGACACAACTGTTGATACACTCCCATCTTCGTTTTCAAGAGCCTTACCATTAGCAAGATTATATAAATGATGTTCTGTAATAGGATCGATTATTCTGCCCCCTTAATAACTTCATCTCGAAGCGTCTTAAGTCTATTCAGTTCTGCAATAGAGCCTTGAATGCGTTTGACTCTATCCATGTCAGTTTCAGTACTGATCTGTGTTTGTAGAATTTTAATTCGTTTGTCGGCATACTCTGTCAGTAAGCTGTACTGAGCTTTAGTATTTACTAAGAGTAGAAGACCTCGATAGTCTTGTTGGTTCATACTGGAGCTTGTCCTGTTGGAGCGCCTTGAGGCTGCTGAGGAGCGCCGCCATTAGCGCCGCCACCTGAGCCGGTAAATCCTGCGGCATCTGGCTCAGGAGCCTGTCCAGGAGCTATATTTCCACCACCATTACCTGTTGGGTCTTGAGGGCTTGGAGCGCCCTGTGGCCCTGCCTGTGGAGGTGGTGCTGGTTGCTCAGGCATTAAAGCCTGTATCTCAGCCATCATCTTTTGTTGGATAGCAGCTTCGCGTGGATCGTTTAGGATTTTATCTTCATCCAAGTCCATAGAAGAAGCTAACTCGCGTAAGATATAATCATACTTAACAAACGGAGCCATCTGAGGATTACCGGTCATCTGCATAAACTGTAGCAGTCGTTGGCTACGCACTTCATTACGCATAAGACTTTCAGTACCACGCGCTTTGACTTCTAAGTCACCAATAAATTCTTTATCGAAATTAAACTGCATATTAAATGCAAACAAACTTTTACCTAATGGTGATAATAAGTAGTCGTCTATGTTACGAACTACTGCTTTGATATTTTGTGCAGCAGCACCCATCAACATACTCATACCAGACGCTGTACGACCTACTCCACCAACAGCCCCTGAGCCGTGGGTATAAGATGGTATGCCAGTAGCCTCATCAGCAAGCTGTCGGCTCTTATCAAACATCATGAGTAGCTCTTGAGACACATTTGGGAACTTTGTGCCAAAGATGGCCTGTCCAGGCGCACCGGCCTGTCTTCTAAAGACTTTTCCAGGGTATACAGACATATCCTGTCCAGGAACTAGGTTAGTTTCATCAACCTCTATCAATAGATTGCCCGATAAAGCCCCATTGTCTACGGCCATACGCATAAAGCCATTCATGAGCAGTTGTGTATCGGTCATGTTCTCTGCAACGCCAATACCAAAGAAACTGTATGGATTTAGCTCGTATGGCACTGCTAAGTACGGAATACGGCTTGGAGTGAACGGATTTAGCACTAAACGTAGTATTTGGCCGTTACATACCCATATATTGACCTGAATTTCGTCTAATTTAGCTAATTTCTTAGGTATTTTAATGTCTGCTTGTTCAGCCAATTCAGTGTCTAAAACACCCCAATATTCAAGAACTTCGTATCTTTCGATGTCAGAAGCTATGGAATCGTCCTCTAATGCATCCTCCCAGTACTCTCTTTGGTAGTCAGCACCGTATTCTAAGGCTAATTCTATGCTTTCTGACCTAAAATGTGGTCTTTTCTTTAACGTACGTAATTGCGTACGGTTTAAACGGTGTCTTTGGATAGAAAATTCAGATTCAGTCATGTTTCTAGCGTCTGGATCGGGATAAAAGTCCCAAATGCTTACATATTCCATCTTTGGGATGGTTTCAAAGAGTGGATCGTAGTTTCCTTCGCTATCCCAGCGCGGATATTCCTTATCTTGAGCAAATGGCCCCTTAAATACACCAGTTCCGAAGAGACAGCACTCAAAAGCTATCGATCTAAGGTGTTTTGGGGCATCAGTTTCGTCTAATTGGTCGTGCATCAGCTTTTCCATCTTCTGTGCTGCACGTTTTGCTGGTTCGAAGGTAATAGACTCTGCTGTTTTACCTGCACCTAGCTGTAATTCGTCTTCAACTTCCTTTAAATCTTCCGCATATATGCCTAAATCCTTAGCAATGTCTGGTCGAACTATGGATCGCTTAGGTTTGTAGTCTACACCGGCTTTTTCTTTGATATTTTCTTCAGTTAAGGCATTTGGATTAAAATTTACTGCATCAACTGTGTTATTTGGGAATTGTCGGGACTCAATACCGATTGGAAACTTACTTCCAGCGAATAATACGTCTACTACTTGAGCATAGGCGGCTAATACCTTGGTTTTAGTAACTTTTATGAAGGCTTTTGACTTCTCAGTCTCCGTAAACTGCACTTCACTGGAGTATAAGCCCCTATAATTACGATATGCGTCTAACCAACGCTCCTCATCTACTACTCTAGCATCCTTAGATCGTCTATATTGACCTTTTATAAAGGCAACTGCCCCAGAATAGCTAAGATTTTCGGCTTCTACGTCCCCATCTTCTGCTAAGGGTACTGCAACGTCCATATCGGTAACGTCATCAGGTAGAGGTTTATTCATTAAAGCCATATTTAATATCCAAAGGTTGCGTCAGCAGGTTGCCAAACTTGTTGTGGTATGCCTCTTCCCGTATCAAAGGGAGAAAACGCTCTAGGTCTGCTCATAACTGCGTATCTAACGCTGTCGTAGGCATGGTCAGTGGCATATCTGGGATCAATATCATCAGAGCCTCTGGGATCAGCAGGTATAACTGGTAAATCTGCTATAATTTGTCTGCAAGTATTGAAAAATTGAAGGCCAGGCACTCCTGTAACTTCATCTATCTTCAAAACCTCATGAAAACGGTTCTTTCCAGCTATTCTAGCTCCATTGGTACGGTCACTAGGTCGCCATCTACAGCCTTGGGATATCATTTCTTCTGCTATTGATGGGCCAAGTTGCCCTCTATTGTGCCAACAGCTTGAATCTAAGACTCCATAATCTATTCTTTCGCCTTCCTCCGCAGCCATAACAGCTTTAGCCAAGTCCCTGCCCGTATGTTTAGTTAAATATAACTCTCGATAATTGATTAAGGTGCTAAAATTAGGATCAATAGCAAACCAGTGAACTGCACTGTATGAACTATATCCATAGTCGCATGATCTAAATCTACGCCAACTATCTGGGATATGAAAAGGCTCAATAACATGCTGGTTTATTCTAAATTCTGAGAAAGCAGCTCCATCAGAGATTGTCCAATCCCCTTCTAGTAGCTGTCTGCGCTGCATTTCTGGAAGAGATAGAAGGTTAGCCTCGTATTGGCCGCCCTCCATAAGATATGGATTGTCCTGTAACTTAGCTGGAATAAACCTACGATAGAATAAAGGCTCGCCCGACTTCTCATGGCTGTCTGGGTATACCAAATCATTGCCAGTTTCTAAGTCTTGAGCTACGAACTTAGTATTTTCAGGGGCTGGGTCTATAAACATACGCTTAACCCAACCGTGTCCTACACCACCAGGGTTTGTAGTAGCCCTCATGTAAATTGGTAGGGTTGGATCAGTGGTTCTCAAGCGACTCCTCATGTAATTCCAGCTAAAGGGTGTTGGATATTGAGTTAGCTCGTCAAAGGCTATGTAACTAAAAGCCTGACCTTGGTAACGTAAAACGTCCTGATCTCTCTCAAGGTATGTTAGCCATAGCTTTGCACCACTTGGGAATGTCCATTGAGACTTCTTCTCGCCCCACTTAGCGCCTTTAAATAGCTTTGGGTATAATTCCTGAGTTTTCCATACAATCTCTCTTAACTCATCAGTGCTTCTACGAAGAATAAGCCCATTAAAGTTAGGGTTTTCGAAGTATCTCATAGCGTCAGCTATTAAGGCATAAGTTTTTCCACCACCTCCTGCGCCCCCGTAAAGTACTTCTCTTTCAGATGAGGCAAGGAACTCTGTCTGTGGGCCTGGATT